CCATTGTTGCACATCGTGTGTAGTATCTGAACAAACTTGGAATTTGCGCTGTGCTGTCGATCAACTTGTTCCTCCAAGGATTTGATGTAATCCATTTGGTCTAGGATCGTGCGTAATAAATTGTTTTCGCGTCTCAGTTCTTCCTCGCTCATTATTGTTTTGTCCTCTGTTCCATTGATACGTTGGCTTGCAGTTTGACCTTGGGGTTGGGCCATGTCCAGCATTCACCTGTGTCATCTTGAAAACACACCCAAAGAAGATGATGCTCCTGACCATAGTCAATCAGGAAGTGGGCTTTGGCTGGGCCTTTGGGGGTATCCATTGGTATGGTGGGAGTCAATTGTATAATCATTGGGTCCATTCGCCTCGTTAGTGCCACCCCTCACGGATTGGGGTAGCGTGTCTGGCATCCCGACGCAGAACGTATCCAGATCAAACGCCGATGTTGGTCGTGATGGACCTCTTGCGGGAAAAGGAACCCCAACAGAGCGGCTAACTTGTTTACACTAGATGCAAACGGTGTAGAATGCAAGCCCTGTAAACGATTGAAACCATTCGGTTTTGTCATTACAGTTACACAATAGTTTGACCTTGTGATAAAACAAGCTGTCATCATGGAGATTACACATGACATTTGCACCACTCAGCAAAGAACTGATGCTGGAGACAATTCGGCAGTGGAATGCGGCGGGGTCAATCAGTTCAGCGGCCCGCTTGGCTCAAATCCCTCGCACAACATTCCAAAACCGCTTCCACCAAGCCGAGCAACAATTCCCCGACTTGATCAAGACACCCAAGAAACATGACGGCACATTTCAGCCGTGGACATATCCAAACACAATCATCCCAGAAACGGAAATCAAAACCGTCCTCATTGGCGGTGATGCCCACATCTGGAACAAAGAGCCAAGCCTGATGTGGCAAGCCTTCTGCAAGGTTGCCAAGTCCGTTAAGCCAGATGCCATTGTCCTGAATGGCGACATCCTCGACGGCGCAAAGGTATCGCGCCACAGCCGCCACCTTGGTTCTCGCGCTCCAAAGATCGGTGACGAGATTGATGCCGCCCGTGAGTGGCTCCGCATGCTTCCCAAGGTTCAAACCCGCATATGGACAATGGGCAATCACGATCAGCGCGTTGACAACTACCTCGCCAATCAAGCCCCCGAACTGGAAGACTACGCAGGCCGCTTGTCTGACCGCTTCCCCGACTGGCAGTTCTGCTACTCAACCGCCATAAACGGAGTGGAGATACGCCACCGCTTCCGTGGAGGCATTCATGCCGGGTGGAACAACGCACTGCATGGTGGCATTACCATCGTGACTTCCCACACCCACCAGCTACAGGTGACAGCCGTCCGCAACCGTAACGGTTCCCACTACGGCATTGAGTGCGGCATGCTTGGCGACCCACAGTCCGCTGCTTTTGAATACACCGAGGGCGCGCCGTCCCGCGTCTGCGCCGGGTTTGTCCTGCTTAGCTTCGACGAGGGTGGCAATGTCATGCCCCCGGAATGCGCGGAGATGATTCGCGGCCAGCCCGCTTTCCGTGGAAAATATGTCTTTTGAAATTCATAATTCGCGCTTACGATCTTCCGGCAATCCCCCAAACCCTTGGAGAGTATCATGGCTTCCGTATTTGATATTGGCACTATCGGTGTAGACGAGAACGATGAAATCGTCATCGAGTTTACCGAAGAGTTTATGGAATTGACCGTCGAAGAACGCGTCGAGGCCATGAACAATCTGATCGACTATGCCGTAGGTATTGTTGATGCCGCATCTGATGAAGATGACTTTGAAGTTGATGAAGACGAAGAAGATGCTGAAACCGAATCAGATGATGATGACGATGACGCCTTCGATCCTCTGCAACTGTCTTAACTGATTGGGGGGCTTCGGCCCCCTTTTCAATTCGTGATTACCCACAGCACCACAAAGATCAGCCCAAACGCAATACCGCCAATCAACACCATACCGACAACCGCGCTGATCAATTCAAACAGTTCGTCCTGCTTGCGCTTGCGCTCGGCCTCAGCCAGTGCCGCCTGCCGCTTCATCTCAGCCACAGCGCGTTGCACCTGATCCCACGCATCCATCCCATACGCCGCGATGAAATGCCCCCGCACCTGCATCGCCATATCGTGCGCCTTGGCCTTTGCCGCATACAGTTCAATCGCCCGCGCCTCGTAGCTTTCACGGGACGATCCGATATTCACATGCTTGGCAGGTTCAGCCGCCATGCGCGTCAGCTTGGCAACGCTGTCCCACAGGCCAGCAAGATCGCCAGCCATGTGCTGGATTTCCTTGCCAACCGCAATGCCAGCCTTGATCGCGTTATAGGAAGCGGTGCATGCCGCTAATACAGTCACTGGGTCCATGATCCACCTCTCGGCGGTATCTTACCACGGCCCCCAAAGACTATGAAGGCGAATCAACCAGCCGATTGGCGATCCCGCCATGCATGGTAATGCTCAAATGGCTTCACTTCTTCCTGACCGTTAACCAAGATGTTCAAATAAATCCGTGCGGTCGCAATCAGGTCTTCGTTTTCGCCATACTCGTCCAATGCATTGACCAAGGTCTCGATCATGTCAGCGCACCGAACTGTCTTGGCGGCTTCGGCTTTTGCCACTCGCTGGTTGAAATCCGCTTGATACCGATATTCCGCGCACTTCAACGATTCCTTGCTGAGCAGGTCGCGCAGTTCTCCGACTTCCCGTCCGTATTTGTGGGCTTGGCTCACCCACCAGTCTTTGGTTTTCTTGGTCATCACTTGCTTTCCTTTGGCGGTTGCCAGTCAGGGTTGAGGGACTTCATCACTTCAATGGCTTTTGGGTTTCCAGAAACCGCCAATGGCTCAAGGATGTCCAACGATCCCGGCTTGAACGATGTGGCTCTGGTGGCTTCCCACTGCTTGTATTCTTTGGTTTCAATCTCTTTCAAATAATGCCGTAGGTCAGTCATTGCGTTGCTCCTATGTCGATACGTTTACAGTAAACGTAAATCAGACAGGATACAAGGGTGTGTCGCCCGTATTCCCACGGAATGTTTGTTTCTCGCTCAACTCAGCCGTCCGCTCCTCGCCACGCTGGATCATGCCAGTCTGCCGAAGCCAGTTCATCGCCTGCGTCACCGTGTCGTGCAGATCGTCGTGCTTGCCTTTAGGAAATTCTTCACATTGCGTGATGACCATCTGCGCCCACACCCGATCCTCCGGCGCATGCACAAGCCCCTCGCTGAACAGGTGCTGGATCGCATAGGTCCGGCTTACCTTGTCCACGCCAAGCGGGTCGATCAGCCTCACACCCCACTGCTCATGGGCATACAGCCGCCTGATCTCCTGCGCCACGCTGATGCCGCTGGCCTTGTTCTCAATCAGCAGGGTGTCAACCTTGAACTGCCTGCACTCCTTCGCCACCACCGTCACCAGTTCGTGGATTGGCACACGGCCCTGCCACGCATGCATCATGATGACCTTCGGCACGTCAGCCTCAACCCCGGCCTTCTCAATGCGGGTAGTAATTTGCCCGAACTGATGATCCCGCGTTACGATGCCTGTTGTCTCACCGCTGTCACGCCACACGCCCCAGATGGTCAGCGCACTGAAGTCACCCTCGTGCTGTCTCGCGCCATAGGCACAGTCGAGGCTTGCCACCACGAACTCAAGGCTATCTGGGAACTTGTCACGGTCCCACGGTTGCCACCACAGACGCTCAATGATGCCCCCACCGCCAACAACAGGGCTTTGCTGTAGCTGACCCGCCGCCTTGCCCGGACCCATTGTCTTCTCCAACAACGTCACTTCTTTGTCGCCAAACCGTTCAGGCCAAAGCAGTTCGCCCTCCTCGGTGCGCGGGTCTTCCCAGATAATTGGCAAGCCATCGTCGGTCGCCCAGTCAGGAGCCAGCACGGTCGGAGGACTGCGGTGCGGTTCATAGCGCATGGGCAACATCAAATGCGTCCAGTCGTCTTGGCTCGTCTCAAGCAAATGCTCGCTGATGTCCTTCCGGCTGATTCGCTGTTGGATGACAATGCGGCATCCATAGCCCTGACGCAGGTCGTTCAGGCGGTTGTAGAACGCGCCATCCCACCAGTCTCTGGCGGTAGCTGTCACGAGGTCTGAATGGCTCTGCATCACGTTGTTGATGTCATCAGCCAGCAGGATCGCGCCGCCCTTACCAGTCGTTGCCGATCCGGTCGAGACGCACTCACGCAACCCGCCCTTGTCATTGCCGAACTTGGCGATGGTGTTTTGATCTGCCAGCAGGCTGAACCGATTGCCCCACCGTTTCTGATACCAGTCCGATTCTACCAGCAGCCGGGTCTTGCGGGCCGCATCGAGCGCAAGGTTCAGGCCATACGAGGCGCATAGGAACTTGACCTGCGGGCCTTTGAGCGGTGACACGTCACGCTGCGCCCAGACCCACCCGCAGAACAACACCGAGCAGATCGTCGTCTTGGACATGCGCGGCGGGATGTTTACGAGCAGGTTCGGGATGTAGCCATCAACGCAACTCATCAGATGATCGCAGACCGCCTGTATCGCCCAGCTATCGATGAACTGGGCCGGATCGACAACGTGCCATGCCTCTCGGACAAACTCATACAGGTCGCGCTCAAGCCGGAGCCGTTCGGCCTCCAGCAGGAGGTCTTCCAAATCGCCATAGGTCAGGCTTGCTGGGTCTAGGCCGATCTGTTGGCCGATGTCAGTCATCCGATAAATACCGCCAGAAGAATCGCCAGCATGACCAGCCCCAAAACGATCAGCATCATAGCCGTGCTATAGACAAGCAGTGCCATAGCCCAGTCGTAAGCTATGCCGCAGGATCTTGATAAGCTAAACCATAGGCGTGATAAGCTAAACCATTGAGGCCCACGGCATAGCTTAATCATGGCATCGCTTATCCAGAACGGCATAGCTTATTTGTCCTCTGATGGTTTAGGCAAGGCTCTCAGCATGGCCTCAAACTGGGTTAATTGCTCTGGCGGTAATGAGGCCAGATCAACCTTGCGAGATGCTTCAATTTGAATGGCCCCGCCGTTGGCCCCGGTAAGTTCGTGTTTCTCCGCCCATCCAGCCCGCGCCTTTAAAAAGAACATTTGGGCCTGTAACGAGTTAGGCTTATCGCTTACAGCCGTTTTATATAGTTTCGCGCCTACATTTGCCACAGCCTTAGCAAGACCCGTATCCAATTCATCGCGGTAATACTTACGCAAAGTCTCGTCATCAATTCCAAGAATTGCTGAAATTTGAGTTTGATTGAGGTTAAGCGCAGACATTAAACTTACCTGCTGGCGTGTGGCGTCAGTCACTTCATGACGCGGGCGACCTTTGGGCTTCGGTTCAGGAACCTTTTTTGGTTTTGGATGCAATCTTTTGCGTTCCATTAGATGTTCCTTTCATTTCATCAAATAGCTTTCCTGTCGCTTCATGCACAGCTTGTTTGCCAGTGAATTGCTGCCATCTAGTAACAATGACATCGCAATATTTAGGGTCAAGTTCCATCAGTCGAGAGTGCCGACCGTTCTTCTCGGCGGCAATCATGGTTG